CATTTGAAGGATATTATCATCCCAATCAAAAGCATAGTACTTTAAATCCGGGGTTTCATCTTCCCCAATACCTTCTTTTATAATAAAGTCTTTATTCATATTATATTATAAATATAAGACAAATAAAAAAACCCCCATTTTTGGTGGGGGTTTTCAATTTTAAGTTTGATATTATATGTTCTCGAATGAAGCACCTGTTGGTGTAATGTAGAACGTAATATCGATAAATTCTAAACTTCTTGTTGGTTTAATATATATCTTACCAGTCATTTGGTTTCTATCTAAATCGGCAGCATCTGAAGAAACTGTTACACGGAAGTCGTATAAACCTCTATCTCTTCTAATCGCATCTAAGATAGGATTAACAGCATCTAAGAATTGTTGTCTAACGATTGCGTCATTTTGTTCGAATAACAATCTAACAGAAACCGCGGAAATCAATTTACGTGCTTGTAACAACAATCTTCTTACATTAATTCTATCAAGAGCTGACTCTCTAACTTGTAAAGTTTTGTTACCCCAAATTACAGTTCCAACATCTGAGAAAGTTGCAATTGGATTGAGTCTTCCTTTGTAAAGGATATCTCTATCTTCTTGAGTTAACTTCTTACGTGCTTTGATTGCATTTACGATACCACGAGTGTAACCTGCCGCTGCGAACCAAGGGAATGCAATATTATCGGTTAAGGCTAAGTTTCTTGTAACTTCCGCTGTTGGTGGTAAGTAGATTTGTGTATTATTAACAGAATCTCTTGTTAATACCCAAGGGTAGTAAGTTGCAGTATAGTTAGAATCAATTCCTGTTTGGTCAAGATTATCAACCGCTTCTTGTGGATAAATAAAGTCTAACATATCACTTGCAGAAGGAACAAACATATTGTAGTCAGGTGTTGTACAGATATAAATTGAATCCGCTCTGTCATTTTCAATAACATCGATACCAAACTCAACAATATCTGAATGATTTACATAGTCTACACCTGGAGTTACAAACACGTTAATGTTAACCGCTTCAGGGTTTGCAAATGTTCTAATACCTAATTTGTAAGCGTAATAGTCAGTATTTGCCCAATCTGAAGTATTATCACCTACAGATATTTGTTTGAATGCTCCCCATCCTGTCGCTGTTGGGTATTTAAGAGACGCACAAGCTCCTCTCAAATAACCTGTTTTACCTAATCCAAATCTATCTTGGTTAGTTCTGTATTCTCTATAGATATCCCATCCGTCAAAACCTCCGTTCACAAGTAATGAGAATTTACGTGCGAATAATCTATAATATGGATTATCAGGACTATCAGGGTCACTTGTAAATGGTGCAGAACCAACATAGAACGCTGGTGTCCCACTTGTAGCAAACGCATTTGGAATGGTGATTACACTTGCGTTGATGTCCATATGGAATCCTTTAGTTCTGTAAGCCCAATCATCACCAGTAGTATCTGTACAGATATTCAACGGTAATTGTTTTCCTTTATAATAGTAAAAATCTTGGTCAATACCTATTGTGTCAGAAATACCTAAATAAGTTCTACGTACATTATCACCCGCACTTCTTGTTGCATCATCAGTACCTGTTGATGTACCAAAAGGTGGGTTATATACAACTTCACCAGGGAAATCGTATTTAGTTTTATATATTGGGAATGGTGGTCTAGCACCTGCATATTCTCTAAATGTATATCCTAAGAAACCACAAGGAAGAGCATCTATTGGAGCATCTTCATTCATTTCTACCATAATATATTTAGATTGAAGTTCATATTCACCATTACTTGTACCTATTTTTTTACCGATAAAGTTATTATCGTTAGGGTTCATGTTACAATTAGTGAACTTTTCAATTACAGTTGGTGCCGAATCAGTATCGAAGAAATCTCTAACTAACAAGTCAAAAGTACCATTATCAAAAGAAATGTTGATAATTGAAATTTTAACTTCTGTGTTAGCAGCATCACCATCAGCGATTGTCATGAACTTGAATAGATTATAAACTTTATTACCCCTCAATTCAGAAACAACCCAAGGTGAAGAAGGTGTTTGATATTGCTCAAGATAGAATGCAATTGATGTTGGGTCAAGACCTTGTCTTGCATCAGGTAAAGCAATCAATTCACAACTTAAACCTCTAATATAACCTTTTCTGTATCCATAAGTTAAAAGAGTTTGATAAACTTCCTCAATAAACAAAGGAACCGACTTTCTTGGTTTTGCAAAATTAGATTGACCAAATACTTTGGTTACATAATTAACATCACTATTTAAGAACGAAGTTTCAAAGAAGAAAGTATCCCCATCAATATTTGTAATATTTAATCCGAATGTTGAAAAAGGATTTTTTGTACAAGCTGAATATTGTCCGGTACAAACCATTTGAACATCGTCACCTATGAAACTACCATAAATATTAGTTGAACCTGAAACTTCATATACCGCACCATTATCATTAGAATAGTTGGCAACACCTCTTGAACGTAAAGTCGCAATAACTAAATCATCAAAATCTGTATATGCTGTACCCGAATAAACGTATAATACACCTGTCAATTTACCCGTAAAACATTGTGTTGGTTTTGCTGTAGTTGTAGTTGTTGTAGTACCAGGTGTTGGTGTAACACAAGGATTTGTAGTTGTAGTTGTTGTACTACTTGTTGTAGTTGTCGTTAATGGTGTGATATTAACTAAATCAGTTACAACAGTCCAAAATGAAGAACCTGTATAAACCGCACTTCCAACGTTGTCAAACAACGCATAATACCAAGGGTCATTTTGAGGTGCAGTATAATCTGCTAAATCAGAACTTACATTATTAACTTCAAAAACATTTGTTTCAGATGTGTAACCTGATAACATATCATATTCACTTGTTGGTATTGTACCATAATAATAAACTGAATCGGTTTCTGCTGTATATGGGTTAACATTGTTGATAACATCAAAAATTTGTTGTTTCATGTTATTGTCCAAAGACGAAATACTTCCATCGAATAGTTCATATGGTAGATTTTGTTTTGCCGCAATAATCGCTATTGATGATGTGTCTAAAGTAATCGTACTAATATCGTTAGTACAAGCTGTGAAAGGAATTTCTACAAGAAAGTCCTCATAATTAACACACTCAGATACACAATTAACAGTTATTGCACTTAAACATTTAAAACCAACAGTTGTTTGGTCAACGTTTGCTTTTATAACTATAGACCAAGAAGGACCGGCATCATATCCTGATAAACCTAATACTCTTGTTACAAACAATTGATTAGATTGTTGTAAATAAGACTTAGCTATATAAGCCGCCTCATATTTTGGGATTTGTGTATTTATAAACTTTTCAGGGGATGTACCACCGAAATAAGTTGTAAATTCATCATAGTTTCTGATGAAAATTGGTTCAAAAGCTGGACCTTTTAAAGTTTCACCAACCATACCTAAAGTAGTTACACCCACGCTTTGTGCGACAAATGATAAATCTACCTCAGATGTATAGACACCCGGTGAAACGAAAACTTTACTGTTTGAAGAAGTTGCCATTATTTTTTTCTTTTTTTTTTTTAATTTATTTCTTATGTATAAATATTGCAGAAAAAAACAAAATACTTTACTTTCTAATGAATATTTATAATATGGGCAGAAAATATTCTACCTTTTTTCTACTATGAGCCAAGAAGTTAAAAAAATAAAGAATTTAAAGATATCTGTGGAAGTTCACGATATACTCAAGAAATATTGCGATAAGAAAGGTGTGAAAATGTATAGGTTTTTAGAAAAACTTATTGTTGAAAAATGTAAAGAAAAAAAAGATATCTATGGTGAAGATTAAACAATGTTGTTTAATAATTCTATAGAACCATCTTTATTATTATCTTCTTTAACAACAACAATTTTTAACACATCATTAGTGTTAATTTGTATTTCATTTAAATCGGTTCCATAGAATTGGTTGTTAATATAAACATCAAAAGAGTCTATATTGGATGTTTCACCTAAAATTATATTTGAAGTAAAGTCAAAAATCTGATTAATCGTGTCATTACCTTCAATAAATAAAATTTGTTCTTTATATGTGGAACTTTCAACATCAATTCTTTGTCTTTTTCTTTTGGTTTGAGTATCAACTTCTAAAACTTGTAAAACTCTATTTACTGCTGGACTAACCTCAAATTCATCCTCATCCATTAAAAACCCCAACATTGTGAATTCATACGATTGTATATAATATTTTCTTTTCTCAAGTTCTAAGACCGATTCATCCGTAATGTTGTTCATAACGATAGGAATATAATGTCCCTTAATAACTTGATATGCTTGTCTTGAAGCAAAAGTTTCTAAAACATTTTTATTAAATTGATTTAACTCTCTCATTCTATTACATATAATTTTTACGGTATACGTAATATCTACTGGTACTGGTTGTGGTATTTTATAAACATCAGTACCTTGTCGATTACCATCCCAAGTAGGAACTTGTGCATAAAAAAATAATTTTCTATTTGGTATGTTATATAAAACAGCAGGATTAGTTCCAAATTTTACTTCAGGAATTCTAACCACGGTAATAAACGGTGGTTCTGCATTTTTATCTAAATTTTGAAAATTCCAAGTTTCAGTAAACTGTGACCAATTTTGTGTTGTTATTATAATATCAATAGTGGGAATAACTTTACCCTCAACTGTTGTTTTTAAAGTATCTTTAACAAAATCTAAAAATCCTCTATCTAAATCAGCGTGTAATAAAGATTTTGGAAGATATGTACCATCTTTATTTATTTTCTCAAGTAGTTCATATCTTCTAGATAACAAGGTTTTTTCCTGTGTTAACGGAATATTTTTTTTTATTTTCTTAGGTAGTGGCATTTTCTTATTTAATTACTCTTACAGGTTTTTCCTTGAAAGAAACACGATTTCTTGAGGAAACATTATAATCTTTATTTTTAAATATTAAGACAGTTTCACTATTTGCAAAAACAAGAAAATCAACCAATTTTTTATCTTTATAATCTCTCATTCCATAGGTCGATATATCATATCCATTTTCATTTGACCAATATGAAGATAGAGGTTTTATTTGGAAATTTTTATCACCTATGGTAACATCAACTCCATACCATCTATCCATTTTAGAACCATGAGGATAAAATGTCACATTTTTAGGATTAACTTTTTTAAAGAAAAATTTAACCGCCTCTCTTTCTAAATCTAAACCACTTTTAATTGATTGCCATTGTCTATCCACTAAAATTTTTGCAAACTCCTTATCAGTTCTTAATAAATTTGATAACCAATTAACAACATCTTCGTTTGTTTCATCCTCTCGATATCTCAAATATAAAATATTCTGAATTTCTTCTTTGGTATCAAAATAATTCATAATAGACCAATCCTCAACATCATCACCAAGTTTACTACCAATAGTATATATTCCTCGTAATCCAGCACTGAATATTTCATCTTCAGGTTTCCAATTAGAGGGAAACGCTTTCTCTAATGCTTTTCTAATGTTTTGAGGTGTAATACCTACTTTTTCAGATTGTCTAACCACCATAAAATCGGGATAATGTTTGTCAAAAATATTTTTATTAACTCTTATTGAAGATTTGTTTTCATCATATTTCAAATCAATTCTATCAAAAGTAAAATCCCCTAATACTCCAATTATTTTAACTTTATCTTTACCAATATCTTCATCAGATATTGGAACAACATTATTAAAATAATATAATTTAGTTGTCCCTCTTTCGAATAAACCTATGGTAGTATAAGTAAAAATAGTGAATTCGTCAAATTTTATTTTTTTTTCATCAGTCATTTCATTATTTGATTCTGAAAGAATTATATTGAAATACTGACTATCTGTCAATACAATATTAATCATTTTTTAACTTCATTAATTACAAATAGTTTATTTTTAAGATTAATCATATCAACCTCTTTAGCGTTATATATCGGTTCTTCAGAGTCTTTATAGACAAAACTATCATATTTGTACGGATTATATGTCACAACCTTATCAGTTGGTTCGTTTGGTATGTTTTCACAAGGAAATTCACAATAATCTAATAAATCACCGATTACAAAAGCGTGCACATTTTTTTGTTTTTCACTTCTAACCTTTTCTTTCCCACCTTGTCTGACTCTAAATTCAACATTACCTAATTTAACATAATCAGCATATAAAATAACTCTATCATTTAGTGTAACGGAAAAAGTATGTTTATGTAAATTATAATAAACCATAACTCTTGAACCAATAAATTCATTATTTACCTCTTGTTCAAATAAGTTTTTAAATTGACGTTCTGTTAATAAAATTTTCATAATCCTCTAAATTCGTTTTCCATAACCGCAGATGCCATTATGGTTCTATAAAATGGTTTATAACCGGCATATGTGTGTTTATTATCAGAAACAACCCTTCCGTCATTAACCACGGTATAATATCTGATTCTATCCTCAGTTTCATAATAACCAATATAATCACCGAAACTAATATCAATATCCAACTCATCCAATTGTTTCTGATACACCCCAACTTTTAAGTTACCTGGTTCCATTTGGTCAATTCTTGAATTTCCCATCATTTTATTTTCAGGTGCAAAAATTTGAACATACCCTTTAAATTCTACAGGTGGTAAAAATTTAACACCATCCTTCACTGTTTCACCATAAACATCATCGGTTTTTGTTTTCATTTTGTCAACACGATATAATACAAGAGTAAAGTTCATGTCACCACTTAACCATTCATCACCCATGTTAATGTCCAAAGAGTAATCTTCACCCCCAAAAAACTTTCCAAGTCTTGTTATCGGAACTTTATTTTCTGCCATATTGATAAATATTGAAAAATGTATTATTATTTAGAATAAATTTTATTAGTTTTGGAAAGTGTGCAAACTGGTTATACAATAAATATACTCGAACAACGAGCATTAGATATTCTTGATACATATCAGGGGGCAAATAACTATATCCTAAAGTTAAAATTTTTAAAAGAAACTAATAAAAAATTTTACCCAACTCGTTCACAATCAGAATATATTGTTAATTTTTCAAACACAAATCCTAAAGTTGCTAAAAAATGGGTTGAACTTGACCCATATTTTGCAAAAAAAATTGCTGATGAAAAATTATACACAGAAATACCAAAAGAAGTTTGGGTTGAAAAACTTTTGGTTGAGAGGGAAAAGGCTTATCATATTTGGGGAAAATTCTTTTCAGGTGAAACTATTCATGATTTTTATTTACCAAAAGGTGCACTAATTAAAACACACTCAATTAAAGACATTAAAGTTGAATATTCAAAATATTCACATCGTCCACCGTTAGAACATCAGAAGATAGCGATAGAAAGACTTGCGGGTTCTAAAAGATTTATATTGGCTGATGATATGGGGTTGGGTAAAACAACCAGTACAATTATTGCTGCTTTAGAAACAGGTGCAAAAAGAATTTTAATTATATGTCCCGCATCACTAAAATTAAATTGGGAGAGGGAGATTAGAAACTATACAGATAGGAGTGTCTATATATCAGAAGGAAAAAACTTTTCAACAGAACATG